CCTACCAAAACGATCAAGATTATTATTGTCTTCATTGGTTCACCGCCCTCCCGGGGGGCAAATAAAAGGGGCAATGCAAGTGGTGTAGGCACCTACACTGCCCCTCTTATCTCTTACCTTAGTCCCGGATTGGCCGATCCGAAACTAAAACCCGGTTATCAATGAACTTTCATGACCTGATCTTTGGTTTTCGGATCAAGCCATTTCTCCAACCTCCCGATATCCGTGCTATCTATCCCCGGATAGGCCAAAAATTTCAGGCCCAAATATTCCGAGAGCTTTTCCTTTTCAGGACAATCAGCAATCTTTTGCTTGAGTTCTTCCCTCGAGACAATCCCCGCCTCAATAAGGGACTCGGTAAGGGCAATATTTGAGATCGAATAAAAGTAAAGCGAATAGCTCAGAGTCCGGACCAATTCCCTAATATCTTTCGTAAACACTTCGATTCCATCAATAAGGATATCCACATTTCCATCGAGCTCAAGGAATTGTTCCGTTAATTCCGCAAAAACCTCTTTCATGTCATGGGGATCGGCGTCCTTTATCATTTCGAGAATCTCTTTTTTTCTCTTGGTCATGGCCGGCCTCCTTTCCCGCCCCGAATTACCTTGAGGCGATTGTCTTGAGGATCCTGGTCATGATCGTCCGCCAGATATCTGCCGATCTCTTTTTTGTACCTCGCGCTCGATATATGGGCATAGATCTGTGTGGTGGAGACATCCTCGTGCCTGAGGGCCTCCTTGATGAGGAGGAGGTCAGCCCCTTTTCTCCGTAGGTTGCTGGCAAAGGTGTGCCTCAGGAGATGGGGATGGACCCGAAAGCCCAGGGCATGGCCGGCCAGAGAGAGGATCCTGAACACATGCCGGGTATCCAGTTTTTTCTTTCCATTCCTGATGAACAGATACCCCTTGTCCGGATCCAGATTATCATAAAGGGCCTTCTCGGCATCTTTCTTGGAGCAGACCGGCTGAATGATCCTCTCTCCGCCTCCAGGTAAATGCCTTCGAGTCGAATATTTACCCTTCTTTTTCAGCTTAACGATGCGCCCCTTTCTCAGGAGATGCGGCCTGACCTGTTTAATATAGTGCTTCATGGCTGCCATGAGCCTGGGTGAAAGCACTACCTCGGCCTCTTTATTGCCCTTGCCCATGACCCTGAGGACACCCTGATTAAAATCAATGTCCTCGATCCGGATGTTGCAGAGCTCGGACACCCTCACGCCCGTGTCAATGAATATCATGGCAATGGCCCGGTCCCGTTTCTTGATAAACCGAGTGATCCGCTGTTTCTCCGGCCGCTTGGCAAAATAGTCCAGAAGCCTTTCCTGCTGGTCGGCCTTCAGGAACTTGGGGAGGGGTTTCTTCATTTTCGGAGAATCGATTTTTTTCATGAGGTTATCGTCCGTCTCATCGATCCGGTATAGATACTTGTAAAACGCCTTAAGGGACTCTATCTTCCGGTTTATGGTCCGGATGCTGTTCTCCAGCTCCTTGCCGCAATACGTGATAAACCGGTCAATATCATCGGTCTTGACCTTTGCAAAGGACAAACCTTTTGCCTCCAGGTACTCCCCGTAGACCTTGAGGTCATACCCGTACGCAAGGATGGTGTTCAAACTCAGGCCCTTCTGGTATTTCAGGTAATTAAAAAGGGCCCCGACCGCTTCGGTGATGTCGTTAAATTTTCCCATCAGGCATCACCCCCTTCCGTCCATTCCTCAGGGGCTGCATCGGAGACGAACCCGATCCCCACGAAATGGGCCAGGCGATCCGGCCCGTAGGGCTTTCTCTCGATATCCGGATACTGGGCCAGGAGCTCCCGAAAAAAGGTGTTCCTGCCCACCGGGATAATGTCCTTTGACCGGCACCAGACCTTGTAATTGTCATGGAGATCGAGCGTTGAAACTACCAGATCCGGCTTTATCTCGCACTGCTCGGAGATATAGGGCCCTATGGAATCCGGCTCGGTCAGATAAGGGGCTCCGATCAGATCGAGACAGTCAATACCGGTCTTCTCCCTGGTAACCATGTTCCCCCTGGCAATGGCCTGGGAGGACCTGAATCCGGCTGTCCTGGCCATGAACACGATGGCCCTGAAGATCCGGGCCGTCCGCTCAATGACCCTCGCCTCATCCAATAAATGCCGGTTGATGTCATTTCGGACCATGTTGTATGATCCTGTAGTCATTACCTCGTAAAGCACATCCTCTGCCCAATCCCTGAACAGGATTGCCCGCTCTCCTTCACTCCGCATGGAGACCCGGATAATGCCTCGATAAGAAAGAATAGAATATTTTCTCGGCTGAGTATCATCGACCATCTGTAAGGTAACCTTACATATGTGTTTACCATCCGTAAGCTCTCCCTTTTCTTTTAAAGAATTTATAAGGTCTCTTATGTTTTTATTACCAAGAGCCTCACCAACCTGTTGAGCGAGTATCCATTTATCATCATTTGCATCAATAATTTCTAAGGGATACTCATCTATTCCATCACTAAAATTGATTACATTATTCATAATATCTCCTATATTTGCTATTTATTAACATGATTTCTTAAAACCATCTGTAGGTTTACCCTACAGATGATAATAAAAAAAACGGCACGACTGTTAGCACGCTATAGGAGCGCCCCGGTCCTCGCGGTATCCGGGCCAGTCGAGCCGACTAAACGGCTTGAAAAGTTTATCCCCCCCTTTCGCGGCCATTACTGGACACGCAGGTCGGAGGCGACCCCTATATTTGCTGATACCAACACTAAAAAATAAATTGTCGTTTGTCAAGGGATTATGTAGATTGATGGACATCTGTTAACCTTTTCTTATTTAGGAGGTTATATGAAACCCAAAGATCCCATTGCGGCCATCTTGGCCGCAGCAAATTCTCCGGAGGATCCAAAAAAACTAACCGCCGCCTTCCAGGTGATCGCCTCTGAATTACGGCAAATCAAAATCAAAATCCAACAGATTGAAAGCCGGCTTTCGGGAATACAGAGGAAAAGCTAATCTTCCGTTGCAAATCCGTGAGTAAAGCGATAAATCTCAAGGGATCTTACGGCCCTGGACTTGCACTCCTCAATAACGCATTGGTGGATGTCGAGATCTCCATCCGTTTCTTTTTTTACGAACGCCATCACTTTGTCGGCGATTTGCTTGACTTCCCCATAGCTACCCGGAGACCAGATATTTGTAAGTTGTTCCACCTGTACCCGGTTTTGGCATTCTTGTACGACGCATTCCTGCACTTCCAGGTCATTAAAGTTTTCTGTAATCAACATGGCCTGATCGGCAATTTGCCGGACTTTCTCGTAATTGAATTTTTTGTTGCTTAATTTTTTTTCTTCCATTTTTTCATCCTTTCTTGAGGAGGTTAAGCATGGACGAACTCAAAATAGCCGCCGCCGTTATCCTGTCAAAGATGATGGAAAAGGATCCGTGTTATAGCAGGCCGCCTGATGCACCGCAGAGACAACAAGACGACCTTGAAAATTTCAACCTTGCTAAGATTTCCCGTTATTACTGGAAACTCCTGAAGGTCCTGGAGGAAACGGCTCCCCAGTAAAAGGAAGAAAGCAAAAATCAAAAAAGGAACATTTCTTTCTTCCACCATAAAGCAATAGATCATTCGGGCACTGGACCCATGCCTTTATGAGCTCCATGCGTTGATCAAAGCTTAACTTTTCGAATGCTGATTTGTCTTCGTCCATTTTTTCACCCTTTCTTGAGGAGGTTAAGTATGAATTTAAACCAGGAAACCAAGGCCATTGTTGCCTCTAACCTCACCGTTGCCGAGTTTTCCAGGAGACCGCGATTGCCTATAAAAACAGGAAAACCGGAAGATATCTCCAAAGAGATATTAGATACTTTTACAAAATATTTACGTCATTTACATAAGTTAGATCTTCCGGAATGATAATGTCCTCTTTTAGAGTAATACTCCAAACCTCATGATTAATGGTGTAAGCCGCCACTCTGAGGACTTCGAGCGAATCATTGGCTGTTATTTTTTCTTTGGCCAATAGATCTAATATTTTTTTTGCATGTTCTTTTTTTTCTTCGTCTTCCATTCAATCAGACCTCCTCCCCAAAAGCTTCCTCCTCAATTCTTCGAGATCACGGGCTTTCTCTCTGAATTCATCCAACTCTATTTCATTCCTCTCGTAGCGTTTCCTGAGTCTACCGACCTCTTTATAGACTTCACGGGAAATCATCCTCCGTGTCTTGAGCTCGTATTCCTTCAATTTTCGCTCATTGGCCGGAGATAGCTTAATGCCGAATATAGAGCTTAACAAGGCAGTCTGGAGCTCCTGGGGGCGGTCCGCCCAATCGAGTACCGGCTTATCCTTGAAAATATTCTGGATCCCGGTCTTGATCTTATTGAAGCCGTATCCTCCAGGGGCCATGCTCGGTGCCATCTCTCGCCAGGCGTACTCAAGGTATTTGCCCATGACCTTGGCCGTACCGTCAAGGACAAGATTGGCTACGTCTTTACCTGAAAAAGGATCCCTGTTTGTTGCTATTGCCGCACTCAGTTGAAACAAGGGATTGTTGGGCAATATATCCCTGAAGGGCAAAATGCTTTGACCCCATTTCTCGGCTGCGGTGCCATAGGGCAGGATATAGGACATATCCAGATAGAGATCATTCCCCCACTTATCTCTGAAAGGCATTAAGACATGGGCATAGGGGCCAATTAGCGGGGGCACCCTGCCCTTTTGCCATTCGGGAAGCTGCTCTCTCTTTTTTGCCAGTTCCTCCCGGCTGTATCCAAATTGCCTTCTGGCCAATTCTTCCATTCCGTACATGGAGGCTGCAATCGCGCCCATTTTCCAGGGTTTTCTTATGGACATCTCTGCGGCGAGAGGAATCGCCTTGTACGTGAAGGTGAAGAAGGGAGAGACCCACCGTTTCATGTGCTTTACCCAGGGGGGGATATCGGCATAATTAAAAATGAACTTTTCGGCCTTTCGGGCTGCCGCGTCAATATCCATGCCGGAGTCCCTGGCCTTGATGTACACGGCCATTTTGAACAGTTTTTCATTACCCTGGTAAAGATCGCCGGGTGCTGAAAATACTTTCCTTATCCAATTTTTCATGGATTTCGGATCTTTCAGGGTCAAAAGCTCATCCCGAAACTTATTAATTTCTGCCGAATAGAACGTATTATTGAAAAGCCCCCATCCCTGGGCTTCCTTGTAGAACACATTCTTATCTCCCTCCCGGACGGCCTTGAAGGCCCTGGAATAGGTCTTGACATCGGCCGGCGAAACATCGCCCATATAGGCAAGGATTGTATTGCTCATGGTATTTCTGGCATGGGTGGCCGGATTCAAGATCACCTTCCCGTACTTCCACCATCCCATGGCCTTATCATAATTTTTTAAAAACGAGCCCCGCCACTCTTCAACTTCCCTGAGATCCTCCCAGATGTCTTTTCTGATATAAAGCCCGTTCAAGGCACCAAAGCGATCGTCCTGGACCTTGACAAAGTTTGAAGGAATTACCGTGTTTCGTCTCTTCTTCATCACCCATTCGGGATTGGCGGCGATATCCTTGAAGAACTGGGCCTTTCTGACATCCGTGGACTGCGTTCCGATGGCTTTTGCAACGGGAAAGGGGGCCTCCTCAATCCTGCCCATGATCTTCTGGATCTCCACGGGGATTTCCTGCCTGCGGTGGCTGTATCCCTTATCCATCTGATGCCGGCTGCCTACCTTGAATTTGCCTCCCTTTTTGAGGAGCTTTTCAAGATCAATAATCATGGGCTCCAGCTCCTGGGAGCCTTCAGGATTTCCGCGCCGGGATTGACGCTTGAGATTGCGGATTTCCTCCTTTAATGCCTTTTTCTCTTGAGGAGAAAGCCCCTCGTGTTTTCTGTAAAATATGGGGGCGTACTCCTGGGCGCTCCCGAAGTGGTAGTAATCATTGAGTCTGGATCGCTCAAAATCAAGCTTTCCCTGGATATCTTTTATTATTTCCTCTCTGGCCACCTCTTTTTTTACATCAATACCAAGTTCCTTTGCATACTGCCTGAGATCCTGAAGATTGTCGATCGTCTCGGGATCCGGACCGGCGATCAGATTCCTTATCTCCGCCCTTTCCTTCCGGGTCAGATTATCGAAGCGGGAATATTCCAACAGCTTATATTCTTTCAATTTTTCTCTTAACTGGTCAAAAAGTACCCTGACCTTTTCGGCCTTTTTATTGAGATCCGGGTTGGCTGTAACGCTGCCTTTGATAATCTGGAGCATACGTCTTTGCTCTATTTGGGTCGGGGCGATCTGCTGTATTTCATGGCCGATCCGGGTCGCTTCATCCCAGAGAGTCGAGACATCCCGGTGAAAGTTCCTGGTCATGTCCCGGAACTCCTTTGAACGTCCCATGCCAAGGGTACGGCGGAGATCCTCGTGGACGATCATGCCGTTTACCGTGTTTTCCAAAGAATCCAGGAAAGGCTCGGCTACTCTTTTTTCCCATCCACGGGCCATCTTATGGGCAAGTCTCCTGGCGGGTTTTATGGCACTGCCCGTTGCGACTCCGGCCATGGCACCATAAAGGGCTCTTTTCGGGTTAATGGTGATGTTCCCCTCTTCATCGGTCTCGATACCGGCCCAGATCCCCCCGATCGGGCCAGCTATGGTGGAAGGATGGACGCCGAGCTTGACATCTTCTTTTTTTTGAGTTATCTTTTCCTTGATGCTCGATCGTTCAGCCTGACTTCCGGGAAGACCCTCCGGTTGGCCCACCTTGGCTTTATCGCCATGTTGTGAGGAATACGAGGGAACATTGGTCGCCCCTTCAGGCTGAACTCTTCGGGCTTTTTCTTGCCTGAATTTATTCAGATATCTATTGGCTTTTTTCCTTTCCATTTTCCAGAAGTTCCACAACGTATTTTGATCCTGGCCGGGAGTTACTTCAACGATGGAAAGATAATCTTTGTTGTTTTTCTTCACCAGAAAAACGCTCTTTGATCTGTATGAAGCTTTCCGGGTCGGAAGGTTGGGCAAGACTTCAGAAGGATTTTTTATGGTCTCCCGAATCTGTTCAATATCTTTGTCCGTAAGCTGGCCTTTGTGGCTTTTGTCAATGTAATCAATGGATTTCTGGGGTATTATCACGTCACTGGCCTTTGTGGAAAACCCCAGTTTATTGATTTCTTCAGCTATATCTTCATTAATTGTCCCGATAACATCCCCGTCTGAAAACTTTTTTATTCCCGTCTGGGTAAAGCGATTAATAACCTCCTTGGGTAATAGCTGTTTCGCCTTTTCAGGGTGTTTCTTTGCGATATCAGAAGCCAGCTTGACCAGCTTTCGTTCAGCCAGGGCCTCCACGGTAAAACCGGAGGTGAGTCCCAACCCCACCGCTGCCAGAAAGGCCAGTTCGGGATTGTCTTCTGACAGAGAATCCACCATCGTCCCTATAGGGATATCCGTGGCCATTGCGGGGATGGCTGCGGCACCCGCCCGGGCCAATACCTTCCCTGCCTTTGCACCGTGTTTCACGGCCATTGTTCCGCCCCCGGTGGCTGCAATTACACCGGCATCTATAGGGTCGGTCCAAGGGATCTCAAGGCCTCCCAGTTCGGCTTCTATCTCCTTATCCGTTACTCCTTTGGCTTTTTGGGCCTTTCTGTAGGGGGCTGATAAAAGGGCATCTTTTCTGCGGACAATTTCAGCCATGATCTGTCTTTGGATTAATCTGGCTTTACCCGCTTTTTTCACTTCATCGATATCCGGACTCAACGTGATCCGGGCATCTTTCTCTTTTTCAGGCTTATAAGCTATGGGTTCAGTGGGCTCCGATTCGGGGAGGGCTCCGTCTGTTTCGGGAAGGATATCCGGGGAGATTGGATGAGTTTTTTCAGTCCTCTCCGGTTCGGGAAGGGAAGCCTGGTAATTATTTTCAAGGGTATTAATGTTTATTTCATTATCGGGGGCTTGCAAGCTGGATTGATAATTACGCTCAAGGGTATTAATATCAATGCCCGATTCCGGACCCTTTATGCTGGCCTGATAGCCCTGCTCTAACATTTCAAGTGTGAGTGTCATTGATTTGCCAATCTGAGTGCTTCCTCGGGTGATTTACCCTGATTTCTATAAAGATTATATCTTTCCTGGATTAATTGAATTTCAGATTTATCATTATCCTTGGTTGTATTTTCTATGCCACCTGCTTTTTTTAGGATATCCACAGCCTGTTCGTTAGACCATCCCTTTTTTTCTAATCGAAGCATTATTTTATTTTGATCAAGATTGAAGGATAATAAAACCTTAACAATACCAACCGTTTCGGGTATATTATCCTTATCAAGGCCCATCAAACCGCCTTTATCAGCCTTCGGAATGCTTTCGAGGCTGCTATAAATTCGATCGGTCTCCTGTTTGGCCCGGTTGGCGGCTTTACCGATGTCCATGCCATCGGCAACGTACTGGGTGGCCAATTCTTTGGCATCTCCGGCTTTATCCGCTATATCGGGCAACAATCCGCTAAAATCACTGGCACCATAAAGGCGGTCAACCTCCTTGGTGACCCTGTTTTGTTGTGTGGCTAAAAACTTTTGCTGCTCGGTAATATCGCCCTCTTTATCGCCTTCGGGTTTCTCTTTCTCTGGCGCCGTATAGATCTGCTTCCCTGTGCTGTCAATGACGGTCTGACCTGGGGAGACCGTGATAAACTTTTCCTTATCCGGCTTCTCCTTGGGGATCTCGATCTCTGCAAGGCCCAGCTCGGCCAGCTTTTGAAGGACCTCCGGTGACTTTTCCGGGTTCTGGGAGATGATCCGGACCGCATCCTGGATCTTGTCCTGATATCCCTTGATCTTCATGCCCTTCCAGTTGATGGATACCGTGTTCCGGTTATTGTCGAGATCGATATCCGGGATCTCTCCTTCCGGGTCCATGGACTTGTAGATCACGTTAAAGACATCCTTGTTCCCGGTCTTGGTGTAGGCATCAAGGGCGGTCTTGATGGCATTGGCCCCTCGCTGAATCCTGGCAAGATCCTGTTGGTTGGTGATCTGCTGTTTACTCAGGTCAAGTCTTTGCTGTTGGAGATCTAGACTCTTATCCCGGTAATCATGGGTCGCCTGGCGATCCAGGGCAGCATCGTCCAGTTGCATCTTTGCCAGGGTCCCCCGAAGCATACCGCCCGTAGACCCCTCGAACATTTTATTCAGTCCATATCCCATTCCTAAGTCCATGATATTCACCATTTATGATTGTTGATTGTTGATTGTTGATTGAAAAAAGCTACCCCTATTCATTCCGGGCTATTGAGGCATTTGCCCACATGACTGCCTCTTCCAGTTTCGTTATAGCCAGTGACTTTTCCCGGCTTTCCGGACAAAACTCATTGATAAGATCTGCAAACTTTCTGCCTCTATTCCTGATTTTTTCATATCGTTCAGGTTGATCCTCTTTCGGTGAATGATACGTAAATCTTTGATCTAAACTATAATTATCCATTGTTTCCTCCTTTTTTATCCCATGAAACCCGGAGGGCCTCCTTTTCCGCCCTGGGTTAATAGATACATCTGCATGAGATTCCCTGCCGTGTTCCCGGCTGAGGCCCAGGTGTTGGCTGTGGCCTGGTTATACATATTGGCCATATTGCCGTAATTGGCTGCCTGGCCGCCATACTGGCCGGCTATGTTGGTAAACATATTTCCGGTCGATCCCATGGTCGATATTGGGGCGGCATACCCTCCACTAACAGTCATCAAAGGTGCGGATGTCCTTCCGAATCCGGCGACCTGCATCATCCGGTTGAATTTTTCATTCTCCCAGGCAGAAATGGCATCCGCCTTGGCCCCGGCCTTGGCCCTGGTCCGGCCCAATTCTGTCCGCTCCATGGTCCCCCGCTCCAATCCGGACCCGTGCTGGTATCTCCCGGCCATCATACGCCGGAGATTCCCCTCCAGATCCGAATAGCCCCGGTCAATGGTGCCGATCATCCTTGCGAGTCCCGGAGGCTCTTCGGGCATTTCCTTGACCTGCCGGACCAATTCGTCCTCTATGGGCATAAAGACCGATGTATACCGGTTCCATGCCTGATCGGCCCTGGCCGATTCCTTCTGTGCAAGGGCCAACTGCTCCCTGGACAGACCCAATTGCTCCTCTGCAACATCGGCCATCTTGCCCAGATATATCGATTGCTCGCTTGTGGCCTCTCTCTGTGCCTGGGTGGAAGATGCAGCGGCCTTGCTGGATTTCTTGGCCGAGTATACAGTTGCGCCGGCCCCTATGACCGCTGTACCTGCTAATACTCCTGTTACTGGATCAGGCATTGTTCATCTCCTCCATAAAAGATTCCAAAGGCTCTTCATAAAGCCTTCTCATGTCCGGGCCTATCTCCTTGACCCACTCCGGGCCTCCGACCAGGTAAGCGCAATAATTGAATATCTGTAAAAACGAAGCCCTGAGCATATAAGCCATGTGGCGCTCGTGGTTTGTCCCCCGCTCCAGGATATTGGCATCCTGCCATTGAAGGATAGCATTCATCATTAAGGGCCGGAGATCTGACATATTGTTGTAATAGAATGGATTTGAAGGGATATCCATCAGCGCAATCCGGAACGCCTGGTTAATATCATGGCCTGATCTCTCGATATCCCTGTCAATCAGATCATCCCAGAGGTGGGCGATGTAGACGATATCAATGCAAAATCGCACGGCATCCAGGTTGCCCTTCATGAAATAGATCAGTTTATCGGTCAAGATCTTCTGTTTCCGGATCTCTATCTCCCTTTTTTCCATCATGTGATCTCCGCTCCCCATGCGATAAAGTTGACTTCTGCATGGTCTGCCCGTACCAGGAGGGTGTCCCCGGCCTCCATGGCGATCCCCAGGGTAAAGGGTTCACTATCATTTGCTGCCACTGCTTTGTCATAAAAAATATAGTCCTCATTGGCCACCACGCCGATGGCACCGTCCACGTGGGCTATTCGGAAGGTGTGTGCCCCGGCACCCCGGTTGCAGGCAACGACGGAAGATACCACCGCGCTGGTACCGGCAGGCACGGTGTAAAGCGTTGTATCCGTATTGGCCACAACGGTTGTGGCCCCCAATCTCTTTACGGTCTCGGCCATACCCTATCCTCCCATCAATAAAAAATGCCGGAAATAGGTTGTCCGGGATGAAACACCGGAGGATACTGCCGGCGATATCTGCCCGTAGGCCGCCGCATCGTCCGAGTTCACCCCGTCCGCCACATTGACGATCTTCTTTCCCTTTGCGTCATGGTGCTGGCCCACCTGGTCCACCTGGTCCAGCCTGATCCCTATCTTTTGAAGGACCATGTTCATCTCATTCAAGTCCAACCTTGATAACCGGTAATGTTCTCGCTTTAATTTATTGCCACTCATGACGAATATCTGACCTCTACCTCGGTGATTGTGCCCGTGCCGGAAAGCTCAAACTGCAAGGCCCGGCCTAATGTATGCTCTGGGAGTTTTAAAACCCGGTTTCGGTACATATCAAAGCCCAACGTCTTACTGGCCTTACTCTGATCATCCACTATAAGAGAGAGGGTGACCGCCCCCGATCCCATGACCTCCACCTCGTTAAAGGGCTTGTCATGGGCATGTTTGCCGATGATATCCCCGGACATCCAGGTCCAGGTTAGGGGGGAGTCTGCCCCGTGGAGTTTCTGGATCCCGGAATCATCCATGTAATAGACATACCCATCGCTCTTATTCTTGAATGAGGCATAGGCGATGATGTTCAAGGTATGCCAGATCCATGGCTTGACCCTGGCATCCAGGACCAGGACCCCTCCCGAATGAAAGAGAAAGAGCTTATTGTCATTCTCTGCCAGGTGTGCGCCCGTGGCGGAGACGTTATTGTTAAACCATTCCTCGGTAAAATTGGAATCCGACAGGACCGACGTATCAATGAGGTTAAAGAGGACCACGCCCGAATCCGAGAGGTAGGCCACGCCCCTGGGTGTGGGGCAGGCCGCCAATCCGGTGCAGGGTTCTTCTCCCAGGACCTTGCTCGGCTGCAATAGCTCCGGGTGGGTCCCGTCTACCCGGTGGGGTCCCTTCTCGGTCAAAACGGCCAGGGTGCCGGCAAAGGGGATCACCCGCTTGATGTCTGAGGGAAAATTCATATTGTAAAAGTCCGGCCATGCGTCCGGGTATCCCGGTTCGGGCCAGTAAAGCGTTGGCCCTTTCCAGGCAAAGAGCATGCCGGTAAAGGGTTCGGTGATCAGACCGTCAAAGGTCACCTGTGGGGTATCGAATATGATGGAGTTCCCCTGATCCGACGTGTACCAGGTTGTGGGGGATGCACCCAGGTCATCCTCATCGACATTATCGTCATAGGCGGCGGTTGCGGCGGCCACCTGTGCTACAAGCTGGTAGACCCCGGTTTTGTCCCCGTTGCGATAGATGTTCCAGTAGGTTACGTCCGTATCGCTGATATCCGGCCTCGTGACCGTGACCTTTTTATTGGATGCAACAATATCATCTGATTGGGTGGAAGGCCCGGATTCGTCCTCATGGCCCCCTACGCTCCTCGTGGTCGTGATCATGTACCGGACCGTATCATTGACATTGCCGGCACCGTTCGTCGCCACGGTGGGCGCACCGAGCCGGGTCTGCCCCAGATTGGCCTCGGAAGTCCCGATCTTCTTCTTGGGTACTCCGTTGGTGAGATAGATCAGGAGATCATAGTCCCCGATCTTCCATTCCAGAAAATACTTATCATTCCCCTTCTCCCATGCGCTGTTGAAATAAAAGAGTGAGTTATATTTATTCGTGTCCGCTTCCTGAAGAGAGGATTGCTTGAGGGCCTGGATCTTACCGTCCGAAAGGTCGCAATTCTGGGCAGTTCTGGCAAAGCCCGGCTTGAGATGAGGGTCAAATCGGGGGGCTATCCCCTGAAACCGCTTTATAGTGATTCGATCGGTCATGCTTCCCCCAGGCTGTAATGATTCCCGTCATTCCATCGACCGCCCCAGGTCCCACCAATGGATTCCCAGAACAGGCCGAGTGGTTCATGGTCCTCGGTTTTGCGTAGAAATTTGCCTCCCTTAAACAGGTTCAGATCAATGGCCAGGCGGATATAATGAAAACTGTTTGCCTTATGTCCCTTCCGTGCCCAGGCATCCCCGAAAGACAATTCATACCCCTTCTCATGGGCAAACTGAATAAGGAGGGCGACCATACGAACGAACCTGGACTGTCTTTCTCTAAGACTCATCTGTGAAAGCCCTTATTGTGGATCAATCCAGATTAACAACTACAGTCACATACATATCCGTCACGCCGGCAGTGATATCGATCAATTCGTATCTCGTATTTTTTACGCTCCAATCATATACATACCGGCTGTTTCCGCTGTCATGGGCCAGGCCCGAGACAATGGACGTGGATCTGAAATTATCATTTACAGGCGATACCCCTGAAAGCAGCCCCCTAAATCCGGATGCAATGTTGGAGGGCAATACATGGGTGATCCTGGCAGCGGCATTCACGGTCGCACCTGAAAGTGCTGTCCAGTAAGGGGTTGTATTTGATAGGAACTGAAGCGATTGGTATTCAACATGCTGCTTATTCTTTTCCTTGAGATCAATCACAAAAGTAGACGTACCGCCTGCACAAACCTTCTGGTTATGGAGGATGTATATCGGCCTGGGGTCCTCTTCCCCGAATGCCGGCATGCTCGTTACAACCAAAAGTAAAGCCAAAATTATTGGAATGATTAATCGTTTCATTTTCATTCTCCTTATTTTCATGGGTTACATGGGCCTCACATCCTCATAGATGGTCCGGCCCCGGTACTCCTCGGCCACTGCATCGAGAATGGAATTATAGAATCTCTCTTCAAACTCGGCTGCCATGGCCAGGTCCTCGGCATCGCCCTCTTCCAGTATCCGGGATGCTGCTCCCATCGGAAAACGATCGTGATAGAGAGACGGGATATCGCTGTCCGGATAGGCTGCCTCGGTCTCCATGTAAGTGGGCATGGGGATAAAGGTCACCTGCATATTGTCCTCTTCGGAGGGCGAAGCCTCCCCGTCCTCGGTCGGGTGCCCGAATATGGCCACGCGCCCGGGAGATACCGGGTCCAGGTAGAAATGGGTGCTGGCCATCTTCTCATCCCGTGTGTACCCCCGGAGATCGATCATGATCAGGTCGGTGGGCATCATGGCCGGATCATCATTGCCGTTAAACCCGATCCGGAGGGCAAAACCGAAATCCCTTAAAGTCCCATCCTCTTCCACCCGCTTTTTGATGTCATAGTCCCAGACATCGGCCTTGAGCTGCACATTGATCTCTTCCTTTAGCATCTGGGTCCGGAGGACAAAATCCAATACCGAATCGTTCAGGCCCTCGGCTACCCGGTCCCGGTCGAACCGCTCGCCCAACGGATCGCCCATGAGCAATAATGTCCGGTCGATCAATTCCTCCAAATCCTGCCTGTAATCACTAAGAGTTGCCATCTTTCATTTCCCCCAATAGTCAATTGACAATATTCAATAGTCAATCATATCGGGTATGCCTCCTGCATGGGTCCCTTGTATTCGGTATGACGTTGCAGGTTACCAATAACCGTCCGCCACTTCAAACCGAACCGCTTGCGCTTGAGGATATGGATCTTTTTCTTTGATCCCATTAAAAGCCGAGCAGCAATGCCGTATTTCAGGTCCTTGTGGATATATTCGGGAATGTCGCTATCCGGATAGGCTGCCGGCTTCACCCACAAGTCCGGTACCCGGATGAAGGTCACCTGGATATTGCCATAGGGGCTGATCACTTCCCGGATGATCCTTCCCCGGCCTCTTCGCGTAAAGGGCACGCCACTGATCCTGCGGAGGGGGCGGTTGGCATCGTACTCGATATAATTGCCGTCCGCATCCTTGATCTGGCGCAATAGCCCGGTATTACTGTCTCTCGTAAAAGAAGACCCGTCCTGGTTGGGGATGGGGTGGACCCCGATCTGGCCCGGTGGGAGGATGTCCCTAAAAAAACGGGTGGGGTACCCGGATTCATCCTGGGTCCGGCCCACAAGATCATCCTCGCTCATCTGGCGGGGGAGCAGGATAAAGCCCGAATACCCGTGAATATTGACACGGGTGAGGCGGATGCAATCAGAAGGGAGGTCATAGACCTGATCGTCCTCGGTCAGCGGGATGACCTGGGTGTCTTTTAAGATCCCGGTCCGGCGGACCAGGTCCAATAAAAGCCCTTGCGCCTCCCGGCGCACCTCCAGCCAGGTCCATGTCTTTCCGTTTTTACCGTCCCCCTGATAGTCATTGCATAGACGAAGGCTGTCATTGATTACCTGGCGGAGGGTCCTGGCATATGAAGATGGCAATGGTCCCTCCCCTATCCATTGGCTGCCTTTTTCTGAGGTTCATTGACAGCATCAAGGATCTCATCGATCATGGGTTCGGTCAGGTGGGCTCCTTTTTGCGTCGCAATCTCCCGGAGTTTTATGTAGGCCGCTTTCGGGATATCGCGATACATAACGGAAAAGGGATACCGGTGTCTCTCTCCGACATATTCCATGGTCCCGTTTTCCTGTTTTTCATAGACCGGCCTTGTGGCATTATCCAGGTCGTGTCTTACCTCTTCGGGTACCGGGACCAGCTCCCCTCGCATGATCCAGTACTCTTTGCCGTTGATGCTCGGTTTCAGGACCCTGGGTTCATCTTCCCCGCCCATACCGATGAGAATAACATGGTATTTTTCCTGCTTTTTCTTTGACATTTTTTCTCCATTTAGGGGGGGAAGCAGAAAGACTGCCCCCCCTCTCTTCATTAATGGTTAATAAATGCTTGATGTTACTCGATGGCGATCCAGACGAGCTGCTCACCATTCGCGTTGAGATCCGTGTTGGTCCCGATGGTGAATCCCATGGGGGTTCTCACCTTGGACCCGTCCCTTAATTCGGGACACAACGCATCTCCGATACATTGATATGCCGCACTGGTCGTGGCTGTCCGCTGGTAATAGCCATCCACATAGGTCTCTTCCACGTCGGTTCCGGCTGCGTTTTCCCACCGGTTGTTGGTCACACCATCGTAGGTGATCTCATCACCGCCGTTATACCGGCTGATCCCGTTGGCGGTGAGGAACTGTCGATCCGAGTCATCCGCGCCTTCATGCATGATCCCCTCATCCACGACGGTGATTAACCTCTGCTGGTCAAACCATTCCACTGCCGGATAAAGGGTCCCCGCGTCCTCCATGTTCAGGACCTTGACCCAACTCGGCCTCCATCCCAGACAGACATTAATGGCCGCGCCGGTCCCATCGCATGTCCCTACTGCTACTCTTGCCCCTGGTTGCATGATATAGTCCTCCTCTTTAAAACAGCGGGGGAGATCCCCCGCTCAATCTAAAGGTTAATCGATATGAATTAATCCGGATCTTCCGCTGGGGCCACCTCGATCCGGTACACCCAGCTCTCGTTCTGGATACCCGATCCGTCCCACCGTTTCCAGCCCACATAGCCCCGCTGCCCTAACGGGTCGGACTTGGTGGGCTTTTCCGGATTCACCACCTTGATATCCACGGCCTTTTGTCCTTTCAAGGGGACGGTACCGAAACAGTTTTTCGCACAGATGAGTAATGGATAGACGTCTGCGCTGGTCCCGGAGGTTGTGATCCGGTCTCCGGCTGCACCGCCGCCATCGGCCCAGGCCGTAAACAGGGCCGAGAGGGCAAAACGGATGTTCTCGCATTTCCCCACCTCACCGGGCAAGACTTTTCCGCCGATGATGTCGATATATTTCTCAATAGGCACAAAACCGGCTAAGTTGCGGATATCCGGCTCCAGGTCCGTGTGACCCAGACCAAAGAACGTGGGACCCACCGGCTCGGTATTAAACTTGATCCCGGCCCCGATGATCTCGGTAAAGAACATGGCCAGGTTGGATTTTAGCGACCGTACCACCTTCCTGAGCTGGCCACGGGCCGTAAAGGAATTGACGTCCGTCCGTGCGGCCCCGTTGGCATAATACACACTCGTACCCCCACGAAGATTATAAAACCGTTGCGTTTCCACGGTCTCCATGCATTGCTGCGAATTGATCCCGATGGCCTCGTTAAGGACCGGGTCCTCGTGGGTATCCTGGATCACATCGGTAATGACATGGACATCCCCCCATTGCTGAAGCACAATGGTATAATCGGTTGATGCTATCTTGCGGCCCTCCGGGGTCACGCCCTCACCCAGGGGTGCGGTCACGATGGATGACCGGTCGTATCTCCTGAGAATTGCCGTCTTTCCCTTGCCTCTTGACATGGGGTGGGGGTCGGCAATTCGACCGATCAGCTCGATATGCTGCCCACGTTTGAGTAGTTTCCCCACGGCCCGGCCTGCGGTCCTGGGAGTGATATCACCAAAATAAGTTGTAGGATCTGGCATTTTTATTCCCCTCCTTTATCTCTGAGGGGCTACGGTCGGTCGATTAAGCGGCCTTGGCCTCTTCCTCAAAACCGCCCTCATAATCGTTTTCGTCCACTTTCGGCTCGTCTCCTCCGGGACCACCGGCCCCGGAGGAGATGCTGCCTGCGGCATTTTCTTCCATCTCCTTTGCCTTGCCTTTCAGGTCTTGATCATGGATCTCTGCCGCACCCTTTGCCATGTCCGCCTTGTAGCGGCCAATAAACTTTATCGCCTCCTTTGGGTCGGCGATCTGCCCGATATTCGGGTCCTTTTTCTGCTCGGTCTCCATCCAGGTTTTCCATTCCGGAGACTTAAAGATCACAAAGGCGTCCGGGTGTCCGTTCACATACTTACCGTCTTCCCCGAAAAATCCGCCCAAGACCACGTTATTAAATCGCTCCTGGCTGATATCTTGCTCCAGGCCCGTGATGGTGGTCTTTAATTTGCCCACGTCCAGATCACCCAGGGTCTCCTTGAACAGACGCTTGGCCTCAAACTGAACGGCATCCTTGAACTCCGGGTAGTCTTTGTAAAACCCCTGTAGATCCTCCGGGACTTCACCCCCATCGAGCGTATCCTGGGACTCATCAGGCTTAATCTCCGGCTTTTTTCGGGCTGTCTCTAAATCCGTTTTCAAGGTCGCATTTTCCTGGGCCATGGTCGTGGCCCAAGACTGATTGTCCTCGGCCTGTTTCTTGAGCTTCTCGGCCTCGGCCTTCCAGTCGGTCTTGTCGTCTGGCTCTATTGCGGATTTGTCATCCCCGGTCTCATCCGTCTTGACATCGCCCTCAGTGCCGGCATCCTCCTGGAGAGTCCCTTCTTCCTGGGAAGGGGTCTGGGAAGAGTCGGACTCTTCATCGAACCCGGATGTAAAATCCTGGTCTTCCTCTTGGGAGGCGTCCTCTAATTTCTCTTCATCCTTTTTTTCGTCTACCATCTTCTGTCTATCCTTTCTCTTATGGGAATCCTGGCGCTGCCAGGGCCATATGTGGCTACGGAAAATAAAAAAAGCCCAATCCCGCCCGTAGCTACGGAATTGGGCTTCTATATCCCTCCCTGCAAAGCAGGAAGGGAATCCCCCCTGGGTGCGCTTCCCAGGGAGAAATCATCGATTAAAATTTATTCTAATGTCCAATTAGTCCCGATATTGCCGATAACATCCCAAAAATCACTAATACCACTACTGACGGATGTTAGCGCAACTTGATGTCCTAAATTACCTGGAGCGACCCAGATTTTTGTCCCCCAAGTGCCATCCTCTAAAATTGATTGATTGTTCTCAGTAAATACGGTTATGCCACTGCCCTGAATGTCCTTGACGACAACAGTGGCAGTATTCCCCGATATTGTCGGAAGGGTTACCCCGCCCATTGTTGCGGAATCCCAATAAATGATACAACCTGCAAGCATCGCCGGTGTCGCCGTTACCCCGGAATATTCAAAACACTTCGAAACACCTGATCTCCCTGTACAAGCTGTTACATCATCAAGGGTCTGCGACGAAGGCCATTCATGATCTTCTCCCAAAAAGGAATCTTTTGTTCCCCAGGGCCAGTTCTCCCATGCAGTCACATAGGGAGGAGGGATCAAGAAAAAAAGAAAACAAGAGAGCAATAAAAAAACCAATAAAACTCGTTTCATGACGGCACTCCTTAATGGATGTAACGGTTAACAACAAAGATACTATTGCCCGTTTGGATTGGATTGTTCGGGGGGGCATGGACCTGATACCACTGGACATCTCCAAACGCATCCATGTTTTGTTCTGTCACCGATGAAATACTGTCAACAAAAAACGGCGAATCTCCGGATAAATTTCCATAAAACGACACAACGGCGGGGGTCGTACCGGAGGGGGTTCGGTTTTGGATACCGAATATCTTCCCGTGGTCATTATTAATATCGATGATGACAATAAGGCTCACACCGGATGTACCGGCACCGGCTGTCGTCTGCTCCGTAAAGGCATTTGTTATTGCATCGGCATCGAATGTGTACAGATTCGCCTGATCGATGTCTCTCAAAATAAATCCGGAAGCCCCGGAATAACCCTCGGACGTCAGGGTAGTCCACCCCAATTCACTTACACCGCTGATACAGGGGGTATCAAAAGTCATCTTCCCCCCTGTGGCCTTTAATCCTTTCTCGAAATTCCATTCCGCATTAATCACTTCACGTTCATGTGGGGAGAGGGCCATGATCACCATCGAAAGGGCAGCCAAAAGCAGTATGGATAAAAAGATTTTTTTCTTGGTTACTTTTTTCTTCATGATACGTCCTCCTCTTTTTGAGGTTCTAACACTCTATGAGCCTCTTCGGTTAAACCGAGAATATCCTCGGCCATTAAAATACCTCCCTTATAAAGCATATCCTTTTCGTGTGTGTTGATGGGATTCCGGAGTTTTTTTTCCGCTAATTCCTTCCGTTCCTGGACCTCATCAAGTAATGCCTTGAACCGGAAATCACCTGTAATTGCGACGATCTTTTCCGCTCGGTCACGCTGCATTGAGCAATTCCTCTTCATCGGCCATGGGGCTGCCCGGCATGGTGAGCATGCTTAGGAATTGTGCGGCCTTGCCCTCGAACTCGTCATCCGTCACCAGGAATTCATCCGGATCGATATCACGGGTCATGGCGATCTCGCGCATAAAGGACATGGGTTTTACCATCAAGGCCAGCATCTTATTGCTCAGGGCGAACAGGAGGTAGTTCTGTAGGTTCTGCCCTCGCATGACCTGATCCTGGAAGGATGAAAATCCCGTGGCATTGGCCCGGAAATCCCCCTTGATATTTTCATCCGGATTCGTGGCCATCTCCCAATGATAGAGATTTTCCACGTCCGGCTCTACCAGACCTTCATCCGTATTCCGGATGACCTTGCCAAGCTGTTTGTTGGCATTCATGATCAGGCGGGAGAATGCAAAGGCGGTTTTTGGGTCGCTCTTGCTGCTCTCCCCCTGGACCAAACGGGGGAGATTCGCCTCTTCATCCGCAAAATTCCTGAAAAGATTAACCAGCTCCATAAGCCCTCTCCCCACGTCCGGAGGAGAGAAAAACTGGATTCCATGACGGTAATCATCAATATGCTCGGCCAGCTCAAAAAACTTGCCTGGATAGACTGACCGGTTCTGTCCAGGGGCCAAGTTCCGGGGATTCCCCGCCATCAGCACGTTGCCCGATATGGCCTTGTTGTCGATAAAGCACCGGACCCCGGAGTTGACCATCATCTGGGAATCCTGCACGTTCTCAGGGATACCGACCCCCTTGCTTTCATGTGGTATATTCTCCCAATAGGAAAAATTATAGGGCCTGATTCCCATGGGATTGATCATCAATACGGGGGGGCGGATAATCTCATCACCGGCCAGGACTGTAAAGATCTCTACTTCACGTCCGCTTTGAGAATATTCCTCCATGGGCGTATCCTTCAGGCACGCTTTATCCACCCGGCCATTCCATTCGATAACTTCAATGTTCCTGCGGCGCTTCTGGAGGTTACGTTGCCCTGGGGGGTCTGATTGATCTCCACTGGCGCTGTTCTCACCCGCATTTTTGACCGCACGCTTTATTGCCTCTTTGTCGTAGCCTTCCCGGTCCGCATACTGCCAGAGCATGCCCGGACTCATCTTGACCCGGTGGACGATTCCCTGTCCTTCATGGGGATTCTCGTATTCCATGTCCCAGAAGATGTCCCACAAATTAGGGTGTTCCACGGTTGGGGTCATGATATTTTGTTTGTTCAAACGGTGCCTGCCGAATTGATGGAGAAGCTCGGTATTGGGGAAAAAATTTATACCCGACATCTGGGGTAAAAATAGTTCATAACCCATCCGGCTTATGGGTCTGATCACCGGGCATTTATGAACGGTCATGCCATATACCGCCTTTTCCAGCAATGCGCCCATTAGTTTACGCTCAAATTTCCCCTGAACGAGAAGATCGTCAAGTCGGAGTTTCATCCGCTTGCACCGCTGATCGGCCACCACGGGATCGAGAAAGAAACCGGGGGCCGTTTCCGGTACGGGTGTGGGGTTCAGGTTATAGGGTAGTTTCCCCCCCTGAAAATAGATGTCCTCGATCTGCGAGATAGCCGCAACGACCTTCACCTTGGTCAACCGGACAAATACCTTGCTCCGCCATTCCGATCCTTCCAGGGCTTTCCATTTTTTCAGGTTCCCGGATGAGTACATCCCCCTGAAGGCATCATAGGCCAGGTTCCAGGTATCCTCCAGATCCAGACGCTCATTCTTCATGTACCGGAAATAATCATCCTTGATCTGGGATACCAATTTGTGCTTTTCTGCCATGGCTGCCCTTTAATCCTGCTCCCATAACCTACAGGAAAACGTTCTGGTAGTGTAGATGGGGTGCTTGGCCTTGGACATGACAAGGACTGCGGTATGTTTGTCATGGGTTTGGCGGTTCACACCATCTATGAGCGGGTTTAGGCACTTTTTGAATAATATGGGATCAGGATGGATTTTCTCGCCTTTGACTTTTTTGATCTTCACGAATTTCTGATCCTTCTTTGCCTGGCTGTGGTGTTTACACAGCTTACAAAATTTCTGGACGCCTTTCATGGTTCTCTCCTTTCCTACCTGTTCTCAATCCCCTGACGGAGAAAGATGGCAAGCAGTGACGGGACTGCCACCTGCATGGCCTGCCCAACGGTGGCCTCACCGGTGACAACACTCGCGGCTGCACCGACCAGGGCAAATACCCCGGTCCATGTGGTCTTTTGTTTGTACCATTTCTTTTTCATGGCCTGTCTCCTATGATTGGTGTTTATGATAGTTGACCCGATCCTCGTTGGGTTTTTTTACTCCGAACCACTGGAGGATCTTCTTTCCGTTTTTACTAACCAGGGCGTATTCCACCCGTTTCCGCTTCTCGTTATACCGCTGTCTGAGCATTTTCGCCCTCAATCATTTCTTCTCAGCCTCTTCCTCGAATCCTTCTTTAAAACTGTTTTTGTCCTCAAAACCGACCTTCTCTATCTGGATCTCTATCCGGTGCCTGGCACGCCTCCCGGATTTCTTAGACACGTCCGTGACCGAGACCTCCTTAATGAACCCGGTCGCCTTGATATTTATTTCAGCATCGCTCTTAACGGTTTGAAGAAAGGGTATTTTATCGATCTCTTCTTTCTCAAATTCCAGCCGGGTCCCCCAGGGATAGCGATCCCTTTCCTCGGATGGCATGGCCTCCATCTCTGCCTTCATTTCCTTTTTGGTTTTCTTAGGTCTTTTTAAAGAAGTCAGTTTCATTGTCAGTACCCCGCTATGGCGTCCAAAGGTTGATATTTATCTTGATCATCCGGAGGTCTCTCGTCTTTTTTCCGGGCCTTCCACTGCCGGGCTAACTGATAACAGAGCAGAGAGGCCGAATCGATAATGTCTTTCTTCTTTGCCCTGGGGAAGCGGCGGATCTGATATTCCACATCAAAGAGCCATGGCGGTTGATTGCTGTCCTTTTTAGGCAGCCAGATAGCCCCTTCCTTCGCTCTCCCCTGCATGGGCCTTGCCTTGGCAATTTTATCTCCCCTCGGCAATATCGCATCTAAGTTCGGGAATATCCCGGTCTCGCGCATCTTAAGTTTAAGAAACGGCATAATGGTCCGCTGGATATTCTCCGCCTCAAGCGTAAAAATCCCCGGTCTATACATCGCCTGAACATGGATAATGGTGTCGATAATCGTGAGGCTGTCCCAATGGCCGAACAGCACATCGACGAAATAAAGCTCATAGAGATGATCCAGGCCCATGACCACAATGGCCGTATCCGCCGCATCCTCTTTTTCAGATATGGCCAGATCTCCGGCTGCAAAGTGCTTAAGTGGCGTTGGAAGTTTCTTGTACCTGGGAAACCATTGGAGTTGAAAAAAGGCGTTCTCATCTTCCGGTGTCGGGTCCAGAAGGTATTGGCAGGAATAGATATACACGGTGACGGTGGGGTCCGATTTGATGGCGTCAAGCTGATCCGGGCCGTACTGAACAGGCCATAGGGTTCGGCGGTACATGCCCCCGTCCTCGCCCTTTTCCTTCCATTCGGCAGCTTTTTTATAGGTGTGATAGAGTCCGCTATCCTCCATCTCCCTATGGACATCCCCGTCATCGTAGATAGTCCCGCATATGGCGACATTACCGAATGTTGTGAGAATGGATGCCCGGACCATGCCATACTGGTCTTTGACCTTCTTGAGCTGCTCCGCCGTGGTGCTGTTTTCCGGGACAACCAGGTCATCGAATTTAATCCGGGGATAGTGTGATCCGGTGGGCATGGACTCGATACCGAATGCCGTGATGGACGCCTCTGTGGCCGTGGCATATCCGGGCAGGAATAATTCGCTATTGGCCCACCTGGGGACCTTGGTCCGGTTGTAGGGGTTCGTCCAGACCTTGTCATAAAACACGGTCCGGAAGATGGTATTGCTCTCATAGTGATACCGGATCTCCCTGACCCGCTTTTCAGCTCGCTTCTGGATATCCGATCCAACGCCGATGGGTTCACCAGGGGTCTTGATGATATGGCGGATCGTATCCGCAATAGAAAAAATCTTGGTCTTGCAGTGCCCCCTGGGGAGAAGATAAAGAGAAAGATGACGGTCTTTCTGGATCTCATGACAGAATTCCCGGTGAGGTTGACCGCAAAGCCACCAATATCCAAATATGTATTTGGATAAAAAATAGAGATCATGAAGGGCGTAGGCTGCGATATCTTCATTAATCTTCAGTCTTTGACTCTCCGTCAGGTCCCGCGATACCACTGCTGATAAGTCGATCAACAATTCCCGATATTCCGGGTCCGGCCTGAAGAGCAAGTTCTCCTTCGGATTGTATGGGTTCACCGTCTTTTCCGGTAACCTCGTGTTTTATGGGTTTATCCTCAAAGGGCTTTATCCCCAGGACCTCCCATTTCTCGAATATCCCCTTAAGCAGCTTCGTGCAGATTTCGGCCCTGGCCTTGGGGTCTGTGGTTATTTTCGTGTCAAGGGCATCCTCTGCCAGCCGGTCTATGGCCTTCTCCACTTTGTCGGTATCACTCAAGAGCTTGGTGTTGATCCGGTTATAGATCATGGACGTGCCGATGGCCTGGCGGATCTTCTTAATTGGCCCTAACCATCGGGATACGGTCGGCTGGCTAAGGGAGACATCATCAGGGGTTTCCTCCGTGAGGATCTCCGCGATCTCCGTATCGGTCTTACCCTCCTCCAGGAGTTCCAGGACCCGTTTCTCAAGACCGTACTGCTCAATTTTCTTTCGGCTGGTCATATCTTTAATGGGATTCGACCCCGGGGCACTCAAGGGCCGGGACCGTCTCTCCTTTGCGACCCCTCTTCCTTCATTTATAGGGCTGGCCAGGAAGGGAGCGATCCGGGAAGTGCCTCCCTTAAACGATCCTCCACCAGGAGTCTCACCCGGATAACCTGGTGTCGTTGCCCTGGGTTATTGAAATTACGATAGGATTTAGGCTAACACGGGATTTTGAAAGGAATTCTTGAGGGGACAAATAGGGACACTTCTATGGAGGGGACAAAAGGGTATGAAAAAAAACATTGACAGGCTATTTGGGGGGGGTCTCATCAGGGGGATATTGACGGACGAATTCCGCCATCTGATCCACCACGCAGGCCCATACCCCCTGCACTTTCTTGATGGGTGACCCTGGGACCTCGGCCAGCTTATAGAAGGTGTTTTTGCCGATATCGAACCTCTGACAGATCTTCTCCCTCTTAAAGATTATCTCAGGATTTGACATCTTGATCCTCCTGGGGGCTAAATGATTTTATTAAATTAGGGATAGAGATCACAAGATAACTGCAAACACAAGGGCCGGGACCGGCAAGGATGAAGATAGTTTTTTCTTTTATTGCTTTTTTAAAACTATCAGTATTCATAATACCCTTAATTCTTCTTATACCGACTCTCCAAAAAAATGACATTTCGTAAACAAATCGAATTTCGATCAAGTTATTATACGAATATAACCTTGTGCTTCCTGTACCTTCTGCGTCTTCGATATCTGGTGTTATTAATCCTCTTTCAACCCAAAAGCTTAAAGTTCTATGTTTTAAAAAAGGGAAAATAGTTTTAATATCTCTCCATCTATATTCTCTCATTGTCTTATCCTCCAAATAGTGGAATTTGGTCTTTATACCTTTCCTCCCACCGGGCTTGACGTTCATTTTTCAGGTGGCACCGGGCACAGGCAGCGATTAATCGGGCATCCTCGTTTTCAGGATCACGATCGGGATGGTGGACCGTTAGACAGCTTCCCATGGTCCCGTCTTCCATGTGGCCGATTCCACATACCTCACACTTCCAGCCGGCAGCCTCTTTCACCGCCTCCGCTTTCTCATCCCAACCATCCGGATATTTCGATCGATCAAAAGGCATTAGTCATTCCATGGGTTTTTATTCGGGTAAATCTCTACAATCTGAAACCGTATCACCCATAGCTTATAATCCGGAGTCACCCCGGCTCCTTCACAGAATGCATCAATAAAGGCTTCAGCCGATCCCCATAAGCCACCCTCAGCCTTCTCCTCATCATCGCTCATAGCTGATAGGGGTTCCTTATACGGTTCATCGGTTAAACGGATTATTCCCACCCCCCGACCCCCATTCCTTGGACTTTTATCGTACGCCTTACAGAAATCTCCTTTATGAAATCGCTTGGCATAATTATCTGACCAATCTCGTCTGGTCACTGTCTTAAGCCTTTTTATCAATGTCTCAGTGGTCCATGCAAAACTGATTATCTTCATTAACCAATTCCTCCATGTTAAAAATTTCTAAAAATTTTTCTGGGTTTCGTGTCACGCTCTCCCAAATATGTCACCGGGTGGGGACCCTCTTTTTGATGGTGTGTACCCCCCCTATCCCATTTTGTTAAATCCTTCCAATCTCCTCCAAATGCTGGACTGCTGCCTCATAGGCTTCCTCATATCCTTCGCCCAAAGGTAGATATAAATCCATCATCAGATCCGGTGGCAAGGCCAGATAGCAGCCAGGGCATAATGAGTGCTTTCTCTTTTTCGTCTCACCGCACGGGCAGCTATTACTGGATAGCTCATCGACATAAAAACCTTTCGATCGGATTCCGGAAACCTTGACATTCCCCTTTTCACATTCCTGGATCTTTGTTAAGATCTCCGAGCAATGATCGGGCTTGTCCAGATCCCAGGCCCGGCACTCCCGATTGAAACACTTGATCACTCCCATGATTGCCCCCCGTAATCGCCTCTCATCGGCTATAACCGGCGCTGGAAATGGCCGAAAATAGGCCAAAAGGTTTACATAAAGAACATTATCGAGAACTCCTTTTTTCACAAGCTCACAAATCCGGAAGTTTCCCTTCAAAATTCGAAGATCGAAACAACTGTAAGTCGGCCTGATAAAAAAACACCTTAATCCCGGATAATGCCCCAAAACCGCTCCTAACCGCTTATTTCACCAATTACCATCATCAATAACCGAGAAAACAGCCATATCTCCATGATAATCGCTATAAATTAGAGTAACGAGTATATTCATCCCAAAATCTATCATAAATACACCGCATCAAGATCCGGTTCGTTTCCTTCCCAATAAGGACACGACCAAACGCTTTCTTTTGTTCTCGCCTGGTAATTAACACCAGGTCAAAGAGCCAGAATGTAAACATCGCTTCCTCCCTTCTCCCCTTTTTTTCCAACAATTTGCCCACTGGAAGGATGAAACCTCTTTGAATTGAATGATGGATTTCTCATCCTCCACACACACATCATTCTCTACCATTCACTAATATTCAGTTTTCAGCCTGGCAGCGGAGATCTCCCATGATCTCTATTTTACCCGCTCGAAACCGCTATTTTTCATGGTTTCAGCCCCTTTTTCATGTTTTCATTCATGGTTTTCTACATGGTTTTAAGCGTTTTTCTTTAATGATTTCACCTATTTCATGCTTTTCATATCTATTTTTAAAGAGTTTTATAAATAAAAAGGTAATTAATAAGGTATAGCTACTTAATACATGAAAAAATATATATAGATTGTTAGACCTCAAAACCATGAAACCATGTAAAATCTTCTTATTTGCTAACAATATCAAAGCCCTACCGTTTCATATTTTAAGTACAATTTCATGAAAATACCCCATATTTCATGTTTTCAATCCAAAGGGTCAATTAAATAGGGTAAAGGGAAAAAGCGAAAAAACAGACGACAAAGACAAAAAAAATAAATGGAAGTCAAACCATTTGACTTCCAAAAGCCATTAAAAGGAAAGCCCAGGCTATCGCCTGGGCAACCTATTTTAATCAATACGCGGCTTAGGATCTTCCAGTAATCCGATACCCTCATAGTATTCCTTCTTTCCCTTACGCTTCTTGCTTACCTTAAAGTTACCATAGATCTGCTCGTAGAATCCTTGTTTGCCCAGGGTGCTCTTCTTCTTGGCATCCTCACACCAATCCAGGTAAGCCTTATATAGCTTATCTGGCAGCACATAAAACTCCTCACCCAGACAGCAGTCCTCCTCAACAAACGTCAGCATGGGATTTACCTTGTGCCTGAATCTCTTCTTTGCCTCTACAACGGTTTCAGGTACCTTTATCTCTTTATTTTTGAGGACATTCTTTAACTCATCGAAGGCCCAGGCAAACACACCGTCAAGCTCTTCATCCACAATCTTCTCGGCCAGGCCCTTTACATCGCCTTTGCCTTCGAATTTCTGATTGTATTCAATCACTATTATTCGCCTGAAGAATGCATCTGTCTTGTCTCTGATCCCAGGGAAGGCGTTCATGCTGATCATGTGCTTTGCAAAGGGAGTAAACTTGACATCGGGCTTATACTTTACCTCCGCCTGGACCCGATCGCCGGAGGCCAGCTTCTTAAAGTTTGTCACGTCTATTGGTTTGGTCTCTGTCTCGCCGCAGGAATTGAGCAGCTTGTCTTTTATCTCCACCGGCCCGAAATCCTTTGACATCCTGGCCAGAGAGATATGGGAGACATTATCGTTTCCGAGCATGGAATATAAAACACTCTCAACGGTCCCCTTACCGTTGGCACCGCCTCCGATCTGAAAGAGGGCGCAGGGGAAGATGATCTTCGGAAACAAGCAGTAGGCAAAAAACTGTTGAATCACATTTGCTTTTGCGGGATCATCCTCGAAGATCCCGGCCAATGTTTCCACCCATAAAGATGACGTTGCCTTGTTCTTTGGATCATAGCTTACAGGTAATTGCGCCCTGGAATTAAATTTGGGGGAGTGGGGGACCAGCTCCCTGGTCTTGAGATGCAGCATTCCATTTTTCAGGTTTATCCACATGGGATCTATCTCCAGCTCATCCGGCCATTTAAAGACCTGGTCCTTTAATAGCGATATGGCATTATCTATCCAGTTTGGTTTAGCATAGTCGCCCAGGGCATCCCGTGTGATCTTCCGTGCCGCTGCTTCAGGAAAGAAGGTCCAGATTCCGGCCTTCTGGTATTGATAGCATTGTTCCCCAAAGTCTTTACCTTCACAGATGAAGGGCTTGAATTTGTCCTCCAGGTAATTGGCCATCTTTGCCGGGTTGAATTTTGGCCTGCTATCTTCGTTTAAAAGTATAAAAGGCTTATCTTTTAATGGTGTGCTTTTACTTTTCTTCTTATTGGAAGGTTTCCAGTTGGGGTCGTAGTTCTTATGGAATTTTTTTAGATCTTCATCACCTGAAATTGCGTTTTTAATAAAGGCCCAGGTTACTACGTCCTTACAGCTTTTATGAGAACAGTGCCCTGTTAGTTTTCCATCGCTGCTCTGACGAATATAAGATTCATTCTTTCCATGGTTCGGGTTGTTGTAACACTTCTCGAACCTGTAGAGCATATCATCATCGCCCCGTTCTTTTTCGTTAAAAGGGACACCATGGGCATTTAAGTACTTCGGAACGTCCAAAGGCCCTAAATCGGAAGCCTTAGAGCCACGAGACTGCGACTTCTCAGGCTTGCCCTTGCTATGGCCTTCACCTTTTTCGGCATCCTCTGGGGCTTTGGCTGCTAATTCTTCCAAGAATTCGATGGGGAGTCTTTCAATGTCAGAAAGGGATTTCACTTTGCGGTAGATCCTCAAGGGGTGCTATTTCTTTATTGTAATACCATTCCGGTACGAACAGTGATTTTGGGGCTGCATCTTCAATCAATCTGCGGTTTATCCATATCTCTTTTCCTGACTTCTCTAAGATTACTTTATAGCCATAGTCGGATTCATCCAGGATCTCTACAATCCCCACCGCTTTTATGGGTCCTTTGCCTCTCATCCGCTAACTTCTCCAATCCCTCCATCAGCTCTTGTTCGGTGCCATCCCAATCAAGGGCCTCTGCAAGGTTTTTGAATTGATGAGTATCGAATGTTTTATTGTTTATTTGTTTGTCCATCCATAAATCCAGGTTCGACATAGCTTTTCCTGTGGGGCCTGGAGGGGATGCTGTCTCCCTTCCTGACCGAAGTGCCGTACAGCTTCCAGATCCGGGAGGGATTGTGCACGGCCTGGTCAACGTCTACTTTCTTATTTGTGAAATTCTTGGCCAGAAAAGATAATGCTCTTTTTACAAGGTCAATAGATTTTTTGTTATTATCTAAATCCGGTAATCCTACATTAAGATGGGCACCGTTTCCGGAACAGGCGGGGATCAATACACCCTCGTAGTCTTTTTTCCTGAAATATCTATAGATCTCGTTTCTTAACTTAATAGCCTCTTCCAATTCCTCCTTAGAAGAGGAGATCCCGCTCGGTCTTACCGGGTCCAGGTCAATGGGCAGCCACCGGATACAGAGGATGTCCACATCAGAAGTACTGCTTGACTTTGCATCAGCGGCCTTCAGCCTGTTGGCCGCCCTGGCCAGGAGATCCGGGATCACCGGGTTAATGGTAAAGTAGATACCAGGTGGACCTATGTTTTCCAGTTTCTCGGCCCACATGCCGAAATCCTTGGCATTGTCAAAATATCCGTAGACAATGCCGGCACCCTTGGCAAACCCCTCCCATGGGCCTTTCCCGTTAAGCCCGAAGGACCGGATCTCCGTCACTTCACCGGGCTTAAAGAATAGCTCATAGGTCCTTGCACATTCCTCATGACATTTCATTTCACTACCCCCAGAAATTTTATTGTTATTTTGCCATTTGGCCGGACCGCGATAACCTTATAAGCCCCGCCTTCGATGTTTAATCGCATACCAGACTTTAATTTCAGAAATGATAGCCCTATTACTTCTTCTTTGACTTCCTGATCCTCCAAGTGTTCCATCATGCTTCGTGACTCCATTTCACTACCTCCAATCATGTTTTATTCTCCAAGGAAGGAAGGAAAACCGCCGAATTTAGACTGGAGTAGCTATGCCTTTTTTTATCTTTGGCAGACGGATCGCATACCTCAAACCGGGATTAACCCATGGCCCCCTGCGAGTCTGCCCCTTCCCGGTGGCCTGGCCAGGGGACTTCCGGTCCCGGTTAGCTAATATGTTCACCGTTGTCAATTCCTTCCTCCCTTGCAGAATAAAACAATTCATCTTCTTCTTTGATCTCCATCCTCGTAAATATTAACCAGCATATAATGCCGGCCATGATCGCACCCACCATGAACCATGAAAAACAGAGCAACAATATCTTAAAGACAAAAAAGTCCATCCCCTAACTCCTGGAACAAACAAAATCAGGATAAAGCCGATCTAAATTCGCATGGTGCCGGGCCTCCTCGGCTGCCTTTCGCCTCTGGGCTGCCCGGATCGGATTAAAGGCCCGGCCATCCTCATGAACGAACACCCATGCATCACTCCCGCAATGAGGGCAGTTCTTACTTCCGGGGCTTTCAAACTGCTTTAAGCAACTGACACATTTCTTCTTATGGATCTCAGGCATACTGTACCTCCTTTCTGGTTCCGGTGACTCTCGGGTCCCGAGAATACCCGACCGATCGCTTTTGTTTGCCGAACACCCAGAAATAGGAATGAAATTTCCGGGCATGATTTTGATTGGAGTGATTCCAGGAGATAGGCCTCGAGAAGGAGATGAGGATAAAGATGTCTTTGGGGTAGAGACCTAACTCAACAGCATAGTTCATGATCTCAACATGACTCATATATTGAGTTCTGCCGTAAATATAATCCTGGCATTTAAAGACCAACACACCTTGAGGCTTTAAGACTCTCACAAACTCGCACATGGCCTGATAGAACAAGGACCATAGCTCATCAGGAAGCCCACCGGCCCCATACTTGCTATTCATTATTCCGTTTTCTCCTCCTCGAGCGAGAAAGGGAGGATCAAAGATAATGCTTCTCAGGGATTTGCTCTTGATGGGAAGGAAACGAGCATCGGCTTTCCCTACTGCAGCGAGACGTGGAGACAGATCAAAACAATATTTGGGCCTCGGTATCTTCCGATAAAAACCTCCGGCGCCGTACGTCGGGTCAAGATCAAAGCCATTCGGACAATAGAGGCTCATTATCCACTGTAAAATCTGATCCTGTTTGGTTGAAACCGATCGGATTAAGCCTTTTTTAATCGCCCTGTTTTCCCCACGAAATATCTCGAGCTGATCATTCACTTAAATAATCTTCCCCTTCAAAGTTCCGGCACCCGGTACACCGGGGATCTCCCAGGTCCCGGTGCCATTTACAGGACTCGTATGCCACCTCCCTGGGGGGATCATATCCCTCTCACCAGTTCGGCGGCATCTGCCCTTTACCGTGCGTTTCGTTATATTCCTCATTCCACATGCCGAATAATCTACCTATCTTGATTTTTGATCGATTCTCGTTTCTCTCAGGCGCAAATATGCCCCTAACAGGTGCTTTTCGGAGTATCTTTCGTCCGGAAAGGAAAAAGCGCACAAAGCGGCGAAGCACATCGGCGAACCTCAGCCGAATTAAAGCCCATACATTCCCTGCAATGCTTAATAATCGCCTTCCTGGCCGTAAGCATCACGCGCCTGGTCCTACCTCCCCTTGTCCTTATCCTGTGCCGGATCGCCATTGACTTGATCCCCTCGAGACTGTTAGATTCTCTCCATGATAAAAATCATATCTGAAAAAAGAGTATCCATCGCTATCCTGGTCTGGTATCTCATCATTGATTATTTGATTTACTTCCATCTCATCCGTCCGGAAGATAGCTGGTTTGAAATTATCTCCCTCCTGATATTCGGTCCCCTCATCTGGGGCTGTGCTTTACTCACGGTCCTTTCTCTGGTTTATATGGCCTGGTTCTTTTCAAAGCGTCTCTTTGAAAAGAAGGATAGGATATAGTCTATCCTTCATCAGGCAAAAAAATATCAACTTCCACACCTAAAGCATTGGCTATTTTATGAACTGTTGTAGGGTGCGGCCTCTTTGATTTCTTAATGCGATAAAGGCTTTGTCTTGAAAACCCTGACTTTCTGGCCAGTTCATTTAAGCTGATTCCCTCTTTTGCCTGCATTCTCTCAATCTGGTTTCCAAAGGAAGAATTCATTTTAACACTCCCATATTTTGTGGTGGTACAGACTCTATACCCCACATAATGATGTGTCAAGAAAAAAAATGAAATAAAATGAATTTTTCTTGACAACGAAAATCAATGAAATATAATGAATACAAATAGTAGGGAGAGATATTAAGAATGGACTATGATCAAAGAAAGAAATTTGGATTTTGGATAAAGTCTATAAGGATGGGAAAAAATATTAAGATCCCTGATCTCGTAAAAAAATTGGGGTATTATTCAAAGGGAACAATAACAAGTGTTGAAGGCGGAAGAACATGCATCCCTTTTGAGTATATTCATCCTTGGGCTGAAGTCCTCGGTATCAATCCTCAAGATATAGTTGAAAAAATCCAGGAGTTTGAGCCAGAACGATATGAGCGTTTTGTCCGGCTGGAAAGGAATTTCTTTATTGATTTTACAAATCGAATTATGTCCCCTACCCTACCGGGTGGTAAGTTTACATCTTATATATTATCGGACCTTGCCAAGTTTATCGAAGCCCTGGGCCAATCAGACAAAAGACTCCACAATCCCACTAAAACAATGAGAAACGAACCATTTAATAATAAGTTAAGTTTATACCCGAATCCGCCGATAAATAATAGGCAACAGTTTTTATTTGATCGGAGGATTTTAGCCGATGATACCCAAACGGGAAATGAAAGAGTTTATCTTGGAGGAAATTGACACACTTTCTGGCCGGAATCTGTTGACCATTTATTGCTCACTTTTAAGGCAAAGAGGAATATCTTATCAAATGGTCAGAACGTCATGGAGGAAATTTAAAGACCGACAAATAAAGCTATTCAAAACCGAATGAGACTCAAAACCCGGCAAACTAAAATATTAAGTTATATTGAGTCTAATATGGTTCCAGGTAGCACACGTCTCCCCCATGGGCGGGGGATCTACGCCGAGTCGTTGGCGTCCGGGAATTGAGTCTTATTCGGGAGAAAGGAGAAAAATCAAGGTGGCCACCTCAAGAATTGAATTGAAAGTCAGTCAAATACCGATTATGGAAAGGCTTTTAAAGGGATTTCAGATGTTCGCCGATGGCACCCATGAAGCCCACCTTTTTCGGGTTGGAGAAAACTTAATCAGGTGGGGACACCGGGAAAACGAGAACGATATCGAGATAGAGCTTGAAAAACGGGCTTAAAGGCCCCCCACCCGCATATAAACGCCCTTTTTCAATTATTTATTTTATCAATTAAAGCCTGTGGTTTTTCAGGTTTTCTAACCATTATTTTAGTGCTTTCATCAACAATACTCGGAAAAGCACTCGGATGCGGATTACCAGCGGCATAATACGCTTTCCGTGCCTCCATATCTCCATACCAATCTATTATAGTATTTCCCGCGCCATATTTATCTACAAACGCCCGGCTTTCCTTGGAGTGTTTATTATGTAGAATAATCATTAATTCCCCCTTTCATTATGCAACGTCCACCTGCGCTGTCTGCACCGATCCTGCGCCGCCTGCGCCGCCGTTGGTCCCTCCGGGTCCGCCTGCGCCGCCATCTGCGGCTATAGAACCATTGTTGGTCAGGGTGCCGGCATACAATGTCAATACATTTCCTCCGCCACTGCCCCCGCCGCCCATGCCTGTAACCGCATCTCCGCCATTTTTCCCGTTGGCTGATACAACGCCCGTCGCTCCAATCGTTAAATCCCCGCCGACAACAAGCAATAGGAGTCCTCCGGTTCCATCCTGAGTAGGACCGCCTCCTTGATCTGCTCCGGCCGGATTCCCTGCGCCGCCAGTAGCATTTTTGACAGTTGTTGCTCCATCACCGCCTGCACCGCCATTAGCCACTCCGCTTCCGGCTGTAGGAGTCCCCGAACAACCGCCGCCGCCAGGGCCGCCAGAAAAGCAAATTCCTGCCGCTCCGGCACCAGACGATCCGGTCCCTTCAACGCTTCCACCGCCGCCGCCGCCGGACTCTCCGACACCGCCTGCACTACCTGGATTACCATCGAAAGTGCCGTTGCTCTTTGCAGCTCCGCCTGCCGCCCCTGCCCTTGCTATCGTATATATTTTCCCATTTCCGGCAATTGCGCCCTGGTTTGCTACGGCTGCAATAGCCGCCGATCCGCAGCCGGCGAAGTCCGCCGCTGAAAGGGTGTCTGTCTCTCCTGTTTTAAGCATGGGGAGTCTTATGCCAGTAGCACTTACCGCGACAGTGGGGTCTTCCAATGCCCCCCTGGCCGTCATGGTGAGGGTCCCGTCTATTGTGCAATTACCCTGCACGTAAACCAGTAAACCTTTGCATGGCTGATCAACGGTCATGGTGTGACCATTGTTGATAATAAGGGAAGAGTAATTGCAAACATACATATCCCCGTCATAGCTACCATCCTTGTTCGCTACTGTATGGGTCACATTACCAGACGTAGACAGAGCACCGTCTGAACCATCACCAAAATAATTATTGTCCCCTGGGCTGGATACGACAGCGGGTAATATTCCAAATGCCCTGGCATCCTTCAAAGCAGCAATCCCAAACGCATGAATCGCCGCTATGCCTCCAACCTGAAATGCCTTTTTTATAAATTCCCTTCTGGTTTCATCTTTCATGATTTTTTACTCCCAATCTATAGTTGGTGAACCCATTACATTGTATTGGTGGACGGTGTACCCTCTTCCCAAACCCTCCATGTGTTCGCAGCCTTTCCCACAAGAGAGATGCTTTCACCGGTTGTGCCACTCAGAAAATAGACGCTTGATCCGGCTCCTGTGCCACACAGGAAGTCTGGTTTGTTGATAAACTTGTCTGCTGTCTGAAATACTACCCAAATAGAGCCCCCGGATGTTTGATCCTGGTCAAGAGAGATGTTGCAGGATGCGGTCTGGAAACCTGTAACCACGGTCAATGTTATCCCGCTCGTTGCCCCATAATTCCCTATAAATGATCCGTGAAGCATCTCTGCTGTGAGCGTCTGGCTTGAAGTAAGATTATAAATAGATACACCCCCGGTAATGGGCTGTGATGTTGATACACCGGATGTGATCGGATCTGGCAGATCAGAATTTTCAAGGCCGGATAGAGATGTGCCTCTAATCCCGCCATTGACATCCAGCTTATACCCATCCGGCACCTTGCCGATCCCGATATTATGACCGGTTCCCCACCATGCCTCGCACACGATCCCGTTCAAGGCGTCATCCGTCAGGATCACCGTGCTGCCAGAGGCAGAGCAGTCAAATATGGGATAGTTACCCGCTATAATCGGACCGGTGATCCAGATGGACACCCCGGCTGCCGGCGTAATGGAGACACCGGAAAAGAAAACAGACGTGATATTCGTGGGCACGGTTACCCCTGTGGTGAAATTATAGACCGTGTTCCCCGGATAGACCATATTGCTGGCCCCGGATAAGTCCATGACTGCCTTGGCATTGTACGCCTCGTAATCGGCCCCGGAGGCTGCCCCGTGGTCCGTGATGGTGCTGGCCGCATTCACGAACCAGGCATTCTTGATCACTGAAGCCTCATCCTCATACAGGCTGGGCACACGGGTCAGGGTGGCCGTACCGCCATCATAGCTCGTAATGGAATAGGTATCATCGGACGTGCCCTGGCCCCACTCGATGTCCTCTTTTCCGACCTTGCCCGTGATCCCCTCCAGGTCCGTGATATCGGCGGCCATGGCTATAATATAGGTAACGGACAGGAAGGCCAGAAACCCCAAGATCCATAATGTTCTTTTTTTCATGATGATTCTCCTTATCACCGGCCAGATATGTCTCTCGTACCACTTG